AGCACATTAGTAAAATACGAAAATGGAGCGCAAGGTTATTAAGTATATCTATTATACTCTTCTTTTATAAGCTGTCAACTACTTTCTATTGGTGCCTGTTGATGACATAGACTTGTGATACTGGTAAGCATCCCAAGCAGACTTAAACTGAGGAGCCGAAAGCTGAGTAGAATCAACATTCTTTCCACCAGCTATCTTTGCAATACCCTGTCTAGCTGTTTCTCTTTCAGATACTTTAGCCTGGGCTGCTTGCTTAGATGTTTCAATTGACTTCTTACCTTTGACTAGATAGTAAGCATCTTCTAGTTTAAGATCAGATCTTTCTATCAAAAGGGCAGCTATATCAACACGCAGGTCTTGCATGTCTGGATGCTCTGATTTAAATCTTTCTAGTTCTAATGCTCTACGTTCTTGTGCTACCTCTTGCTGAAGTGGCTTCATCAGATCTGACATCATCTTTGCAGCTTCTTTCTTGATGGAAGCTTTCCTTCCTTCCTCATCCCAGATGTCATGCTCAGTGCTATCATCTGCAAGGCTCTTTATATTCTTGGCCCACTCACTATCAGTCATAAGCTTCTGCTGTCTTAGCATCTCAGTCTTTTGATTTTCAAGATCAGCTTTCATGGTAGCAAGCTCTTGTGTCTTACGTGTGTAACTTGCTCTTAGATTCTGAATTACTTTTCTGCCGTCTTCTGGGATATGCTTTAGCACCTCATGATAAGGTTTGCCTATCCTATGCTCAGCAGTTGGATCTTTCATTACCTCATCGTTATCAAAATTAGCAGCGATTAGTGCGTCTATATCAAATGCATCACTAGGTGCTGCTTCTACTTCTGGACTAACTACCTCGGTGTTGTCGGTTGATTCGACAGTCTCGGTTGATTCTAACATATGTTCTCCTTATTTCTTTTTGGTCTTAGACTTCTTTGCAGTTGCTATTGCTATTGCGACTGCTTGCTTCTGGCTTCTGCCTTCTTTAACCATCTTACTGATATTTTCAGAAACGGTTTTCTTACTTGATCCTTTTTTGAGTGGCATCTTAGTCTCTCCTTGATTTGTCACCAGCACACTTCCATCTTTTTCTTGAGAGATTGTTTGGAGTGTTAGGATCATTCTGTTCTGACTTAGGCAGTCTCTTTTTTATGCCTTCGCTTCTTGCGCAGTAGCTATCACCTTTGGGAGTTCCTGGTGACACTGTTGCTCCTTTCTGCCCATACTTAACAACTTTCTTTCTGCCAGTCTTTGGGTTCTTAACTACCTTCTTTCTAGCTTTCTCAGCCATTACTTTGCCTTTGGCTTTTTAGGAGCAAAGCCACCTTTCTTTTTCTTCATCTTATCGTAGGTCTTTGGATCAATGGTAGACTTAGATTTGCTTCTAGAAGTTCCGGCTTTCTTTCTTTTATTCATATTCTCATAGAGGCTCATGACATTCTGCCCATAAACATCTGGTCCATCTCGGTCTCAGACATACCTTCTTTAACTGGAGCTTCTTCCTCCATCATAGGCTCTTCATCTGGTGCTTCTTGCAAGAACTTCTTAAAGTCTTTGCTCTTTGCTAACATTGAAAGCTTGCCAGTTAGGGCAGCAAGATCTCTGTCTCTGCTAACGCCGTCTAAAGAGATAGCCATATCAGGAGTTAAGATTTCTTTTGCTATCGCATCTTCAACAGCTTTAGATACCATTAAAAGTTCTCTGGTAAATTTTGCTGGGAATACAGTCTCGTCTTTGCTGAACATAGGATAAGTTGGAATACCAAACATGCTAGTGACTGCATTGTGTGCTTTAACTAAAGAGTTTAATGCACCCTTTGAAAACATGCCCTTTGGACTTGCTTCCATGCCAACACTTTCTTCCATCTTTTCTACCTCGCCAATCTTCTTTGAAACTTCGCCCTTCATATCTTCAACTGGTGACATATTTAGAGCTGCTATATCTTGCATTGCCATGTTATCTCCTACTTAATAACTTGTTTTCTTCTCACCAGACACACACTCGTGCGCTGGAAATGTTTCTGTCATAGCTTTGATCTTATCTCCGCCAAAAGCTTTTAGGTTCTGATGATAGGTAGCGTTTACCTTATCTTGTTCTAGGACTGCTTCTCTACGCTTTGCGTTGAAGTCATCTATAAAGTGACTGCCTAAATCAGACTCAGGTACAAAGCCTCTGTCTCTCATTATAGCTTCCTCTTCTTTACGAGAAGCTACTGATCTACCTAATGCTGTTGACTGGATAGATGAGCCTGACAGACCAGCTCTCCAATCAGCACCCCAACTAGATGGAGTAAAAGCTGGGACAGATAATATTTTGGTCATAACAATATGGCAGCTATCGCAAATAACTTCTTGGTCACGGTTCTCCATTTTTAGGATAAGCTCTTTGTGACCACCACATCTTGCACACCAACGCTCATAGATTGGCATTAGTATTCCTCCTCTTCACACATAGACTTGTATTTATCAGCTCTTGTTGCAGGCTTAGCAACTTCCTCAGATGGTTCATCCATTTCAGGATACATCTGGTCTAGCTCTTCCATAGCCTTGCTCTTCTCATCTTTAATTATAATCTTTATCATAGTGCTATCTCCTCACCTGCTGCTACCTGTGGAGGTTGTGTTATCTCAGGCTCCTTCAAGAAAGTCTCAGGTAAACTAAATGACCTGATTATTTCTTCCTTGATTGCCTTTGGATCTACATTAAGCTGAGCTAATATTGGAAGTAGCTCAACAAGTTGTCTCTTCTTTATTTCTTTACTTAGAGGTGTTGATGCCTGGTCAAGTGCAAAGAACTTTAGTTTATAATCTAGCTTATCTGCTGTAACAAATACAGCTTTCTTATCAACCATAATAACTGGGCGCTCCTTATCTTCTAGCTGATATACCAACATTCTAATAAATATATTAGCTAACATTTCAATTGATTCATCACGCTCTCTAGCCATACGTCCAATCTCTGAGGCTGTATACTGGGCTAGTGCTGTTACCTCTGTTGCTGTTGCTTTGGTTGCTTCACCTCTTACGTTGGCAGATATGATAGAACCTCTCTGAATATCGGATTCAACCATGCCTAGGTATCTGTCAAAGTTTGCTGATAAAGGCTCAACAGGTATTGATCTAATCAATCCATCAAGAGAGTCTGCATCAACTGGAATCATTGCTCCATCTTGACCAGCAGAAATCTTAGCTAAGCTCTCTTCATCAATGACACCTTCTTTGTATAAGAACTGACGGCTATCTCTACGTATTGCATTGGCCCAGAATGTTCTGATGATATTCTTCTCAAATAGCTGATCATATACACGACCTAGAGTTGAGTAACCATCCATTGGTTTATCTGGAGTACGACTGTAATAGAGCGGAGCAATTGGAACTAGAGGTGAGCCATCATAATTACGCAAAGGAATCTTTATGTCTTCTAGTAATCCACCACCTACTTTATAGTTTGGTGAGAAGATATATAACTTATCCATGGTGAGATCATAGAACTCAACAACCTCGATATACTTATATTCGTTTGGCAGACTAGAGAACTTGCCACTACCTACTCTATCTTCATTCTGAAAGTAATCTGGTTTAGAAACTGGATTCCATTTCTTAGATCCATATAAACTGGTGGCATCATTAAGTGGTAGGTAATAGTGATGAGCTACGAATCTCTGCTCTTCCCATAGGTCTGCATCTCTATCTAGAATAACATTCCAAGGCTCCAGTGCCCTTATAGCCACGCGATTCAATGGGTCGGTACTTTCCCTTGGTGAGATCTTAAAGAAGGCCATAGGGTATATTAAAGCCAATCTAGAGCCATTCTCTAGAGCCTTCCTGTTATCAGCCATCCAGCCATTGACACATGCCTTTGCTATCTCAACATCATCTTGGCTAGCTTGCATAGAGTCAGCTTCAATTGATGGAGACTTTTCAAATAAGGATGCGATGTAAGATTCAATAAAGGTATATCCATCTGAAGTCTCAACACGTAGGGATGACTCATCTGGAATTAAATCTTCAAAGAATCTGGTCATATAGGCTCTACGTAATCTCTTCATATCTCCAAGTCTATTCGTCCATAGGTCCTTATGCTCACCTAGCACTTGACGAATTAACTTGATAGTTTCTGCTTCTGATCTTGCCATTGAATATATTCCTCGATAATGTTGGTGATGTTAACGCTGCTCGCTGAAAATAAGGGGGTGCCTCAAATAATGCAGTTAGTAAGGTAGGGATATGTCATATATATAGTATGGTATCCGGCCCTAGCCGGATACCCCTAGTATCTCCTAGTACTCTGATAGCTTAGCTTCTTTTGCGCTTTAGATAGTTTGACATCTCTAACCCAGTCAGGCAGCTGGCTCTTTGTTGGAAGACTTACTTGCTTAATACATTGGAGCGCAAGAGCTAGAGCTATGACACTATCACCGTGTGTTGTATGGTGTGGTGG